GTTACAAGTTTTATTTCTTCAACATATTGCTCTTCAATTTCAACTCTTAGTTCACCTAAAGCTAAATATTTTTTTATTAATTTATCACTTGTGTCTTTGGTAAGTTCTTTCTGTTTACCTTTTTCTACTAATTCATCACGCTCATCATCGATCCTTTTAAGAATAGCAAGCTTATCCTCTTCAAGCTTCTCGGTTTTAGATAAATCATCCCTCCGGAAATCCTCTGCTACATCCTGATAATCCTTGAGAGCTTCTGATTGTTTCTCAAGATATTCAATAGATTCTTTGTTGATCTGGAGCTTTGCCGCTTCTGCATCTGCAAGTATTTTTGCTGCAGCAGCAAGTTCATCATACCCAACCTTCGTATCCCTAATCAGCCCTAGTGCTGTCTCTCCGGCTTCTATTTGAGATTTTAGCGTTTCAATATTTGCTTCAGCAACCGAATTCGTATCGAACAAACTGCTTGCATATTCATCGTTGCCCTTTGCCGAATCCTTAGCCAGCTTCTCATATACTGCAAGGTCTGCATTTAATCCAGCCAGAACAGCCTCTTGATCAGCAACCGCCTTTGTATAATCTGCAGTAGCTTCTCCTGAGATTGCAGCATCAAGATTCCTTTGCGCTTCAACAGCACTATTTAATGTACTAAGGAATTCAGTGAACTTTGCCCGTAACGGGGTAAGCGCCTGGTTGATAAAATTACCATAATTCTCTTTAGTTCTGATAATCTGGTCAGTTAAACTTGCCTGAACATTTGCAGCTGAATCCTGAGTTCTGACCAAGTCACCCTGGGCATCTGTGGTAGATGCAATCAGGATATTCATGATGGCTCTGGCTTTAGCCTCTGCCGAGAGTGCTTCACCTTCCTGTATTAGTCCAGATCTTACTGCCTCAGTTTTTATGGCTGCCTCATTCGCAACAACTCCATACCTTCTGAGATTCTCCACGTTTCCTACTAATGCAGAGGTAACTCCTGCCACAACTTCCGCTGTGGGGAGGTTATTAAAAGAGGAAAGGTCATTTGATAATGTAACTATTGTTTTTGAGAATTCGGCTGCTTCTGAACGGGCAAAACCAAGAGGTACTAGGGTATCCTGCACGGATGCAAGGAACCCTATCTGAGCAGTTGCATTCCTTCCAATCGAATCAGCATAAGCATCAGCCCAGGATTCAACTTCTTTTGCATTCTGCTTAAACACTGCATCAAACTTTGATTGTATCTCCTGAGCATCAGCAGCAGCAGCAGAGGATTCTTTTGTAAATGCTATGAGCTTGCGGAACCCTTGAATAAGAAGGGCAATCCCTCCAGCTTTAGCAGCAAGTTTCCCTAATGTTTTCCCGAGGTCTGTTGATTTCTTTTCCGTCTCATTAAAAGCTTTTTCAACAGATTTAGTTTCAGCCTTAGCCTTATCCATTCCCTTATTAAAGCCTAAATCCTTATATCCAATTTCTATATAGACTCCACCGGCTTTTTCATCTGGCATACATACCTCCACATCTTGAGGGTTTCATCCCACAGATATTGATCTTCTTTGGATTCATCATACTTTTCATAAGTCTGTGATTCCGCATTCCACACATCAAGCCCGGTTTTAGAAACCTGGCCTCCTGCCAAAGATGATTGATCTTTTCCGGTTATTTGTTCATAAGCTCTATCACTCCAGATAATCGCCTCTGCGTAACTCATCTGGTATAAAACAGCTCTGGGATCTAATCCGAATACTTTTGAAATACTCGCTGGAACATATGAAACCATTGCTTTCTTCCGCTTCTTTTGATCTTTCCCCACCTCCGCCCTGTGAAAGACTCAATATCCCTGGCCTCAATAAGGTCGCGGGCAATGAATTGATAAAGCGTTTCAAGCTGGAGCCCGTTAAACATTCCTAAAATGTCTTTCCGTTCAACCTCTAAATGAAACGCTAAGAAATCAACAACTAAATCCTCTTTCTTCATCTCTGAAGATAATGAACATACTAAAATAAAAGGCAAGAAACGAGGAATAACCCACTTCTTGCCCTCTTTATCAGTCAACCTGAATGGATATCTTGTATCCTTCCTTAAAGGTTCTAAATCAAGATATTTAACCGGCATCGAACAGCTCCTCAACCTTTACGGTAATTTCACCGAGCACCTTTGTGAGGCTCTCAAGCTCAGTCCATAACATTAATTCACGTTCCCTGCCCTCAATCATAGCATCAAGATAATCTCTGGTTTTTACATGCTTCTCCAGCTTTCTTCCGGGAATACCGTTTTTATAAATAGATAAAATCTCTTCAATTGATTTAGGAGATCCATCAGAGTTTTTCAACTTAGCTGGATCAACCTGCTTCTTCCTTCCGGATCTCATGTCTTTAAATAGATCCATCATCACGGAAGTTGCTTTCTTCCCATCTTTGACATTCTCTAAACCTTGAACAGCAATCTTCTTCAAGCTCATCATGTAGCTTTCTGGTAACTTTGGCATAACCTCTCTCTTTCCTCTCTTATAAAAAGGAGCACCTGGAGGGAAAAGAGAGGTAAACCCTCCAGGGCTCAATATAATTATTCGTATATTTCTATCTCATACGAATTATCACTATAGTTAGCATCGGGGTCACCCTGCATTGTGAGTTGCTGAATCATTCGTTTCTCTTCATCATTGTCACTTAGCGGAGTTAATGCTCCGGGAGTTAAGAGCTGAGTTTTGTACATTATAAGCTCAACTTTCTTTCCACCCTCATTTAAGCCGGTAAACTTCATAGCAATTGTCGGTATCACTTTAACTGAGCCGTAGGACAGCCTGGTTGAAGCTGCCAGGGTATTAGTATCGTAGGTGATCAGGATTGATTCAGTTGTTTCAAAAGTTGCATCTCCATCTGTTTTGAAATAAATATACCAGAGACCATCCCCTGCTTTAAAAACAAAATAATCATCATCAAGAGCACCGGCTCCGGAAGATGATCCAGCTACTGAAGTTAAAACCGGGGTTACACCGCTTGCAGGTTGAGCTGAAAATAGATAAGCCTGATTTGCTACCCATCCAGAAGCAACCGTTTGCGCATCAGGAACCGCAGGATCGCCTGCTGAAACCGTCTTTGTGAGAGGTTCAATAGTTTCTCTCATAGTAATCTTTAAGACTTCATACATAGTCATTTGAGCTTGCAATGCCAATTTTGCTAATCTCCTGACCATTTGAGCATCGTCAACTTCTTCTTCGTTCACTGCAAATTGCGGAGTAAATACAACCCCGTCGTGAGCACCTGCAGGAACCCAACTCCAAGCCCGTGCAGTTGCATAAGCTGAGAGATCTATTCTTACTGAACCCCGGAACACATCTCCAGGAGTTTCATATAAGCTCGTTCTTTGAAAATCGTTTCCCATAATTATATCTCCTCATCGTGATAAAATAGCCGGTAATCATGGTAACCCATAAAACTACCATCTTCTTGTTTCTTAGGAGATCCAGCGCCTCCATCTATTCTCTCGATATAATCGAACGTGAAACCGTTACGTTCGCCCATACCACCATTTAATGTATCATACAGCGTTTTTAGATAATCCTCAACGGTAAATATTGCATCATCTCCACTAACAATAATTGCAACCCGTACACGTATAAAATAATGTCCATAATCCTGCAGTTGCGGATCTGATAACGCAGAGTAAGTTATTCTGGGATCTACCGGATCACCGCTTGTATCAATAATAGGCTCATAGATACCAAACTGTATATTCTCAGGCTCAATTATTCCGGTAAAACCAGTTGATAATATTACTCCAAATCCGTCAAACCAATGCAACGTTGCCATTATAAGGGCTCCTTTGGGGCACCGATGAGTTTCTTCATTTCTTTTCCAAGGATCACTGCACCCAAGTGTGCAAGCTTACCCCTAACTTCATCCAAGGCTCCAGTTAGCCAACCCTCTCTTGATTCCCAAACTGCAGGATAGACTAAAGGAGATCCAACCCGTACTTGTTGTGTATCAGTTGGAGGGGTTAAGGTAAAATTAGGAATTAAAACAACCCCGTCCGGGCTTGCTTCATCACCAAAGGCTCCAACTGCGTCCTCAGTGGTATAATGTACTGAGTTTTTCCAAAGTCCTGTGAGGTATCTCGATCTTGATCTTGCGGTATTTTGTGAGAGTAATCCTGCTGAAATAAGGAATTTCCTTTCTGCATTGGTTACAACTGCATCAATTGCTCCACGGTTAAAATATGAATCAGCCATAATCCCTCACTATTGATAAGTTACTGGTTGTGCTGCCTCTACCGGAACAATTATTTCTTTCATCCGGTAAGAGTCTTTAGGTTCACTTTTTACCTTATACCATGTTTCATCTTCAAATAAAATCAAATCATTCACGTGAACATCTGCTCCGGGAATAAACCTTAGAACAGTTTGATCAGTTAAAACAATATCGATCCCTACTTTCAGGGCTTTTGTTCTGGTAGTCCTGTCACAGAATACGGTAGCTATTAAAGCATAGGTAACCGTATTTCTCGGGGGCACTTTTGCCCCACCCCGTATGATCTTTGCATCAAACCGAGCTGCGGTATATATGCTCATATGGTTTTTCCGTGAAAACGCTTGATTCCAGCAATGATTTTTACCGGGTAGCCGTATTGAGTCTTGGATTCTCCAACCCCGGAGCGCCCGTCAACATTCTCAGATGATAGAGAAGTATCCCGGTTTGCTTCATCGAGCAGGAAACGGATCATCCTTATCACTGCCAGTTTATAACCTCCGGGGTAAACAGTTGCATCATCATCATCCAGCTCAAGGGCTTTGTTCCGGATCTTTAAATAATCAGCTTCAACCTCGGGAATAAGCGCCTCGATCTGATCATCAGTATAGGCTGCAACATTAAACCTTGAGGCTCTGAAATCTCCCACTGATAAACCGAGCATTATGACCTCACATATTTAGTAGTTATAGTACCACTAACCCAACTTTCAACAATTGATCTCATGCCAATATAAGCAACATCACTAGTTATTGATTCACTAATCCCGGCTGCTGCCAAAACAAAGGTCTCAATAGTTACCCAATTGGTCCCGTCTAAAGTTGATTGAATCTTTACCGTTGCATCTGTAGCACCTACTGAAATTATATGAAATGTGATTCTTTTTTTGCCGGCAACATCTATAGAAGCACCTTCTGTATTTGCCACTACTCCATCAAGATTTGTGAGCGCTGCCTCATCGTATGCTGCTGCTGCACTTATAGCAGTAATTGCTTCAATAGCAGCTGTATCTTTTGTTTGCAGGTAAGCTGCAGGAGTGTTCTGTTTGTTAGTTATCCCGCCAATTACATGATTAAATATCTCGCTAATTATAGGCATTAGTTACCTCCAACCTATTCTAACTCTGCTGATGCCTTAGCAATGGCATCTTCAAGCTTTTGTACTCCCCATCTCCGCAAGGTTGAAGGAGAGCCGATTTTGAGCTTATGAGCTTCTTCAACCAGCAGCTCCTTCTGCTCATCATCTACAGGAACTTCCGGGGGGCTAGTTTCTACCTCAGGAACTACTTTCAGCGTTTCGCCAATGCCGAGCTTATTTGTAATTAAATCAAGCTTTTTATTAATGCTGATCAATATTTCCTGAGTTTTTCTATTCCGTTCAATATCAAACTGTTTAGCGGAATTAGATCCACGCTCAACACCAAGATATTTTTTTACACTGCTATTCATAATTCACCTCTCTTATTTATTTCTTAAAATGGTGCAATTGCTACCTTTTCCCAATTTGCATCAGCGGTTGTATTTGCCAAAGTTGCTATATAAATATATCCAGTATCAACAACCATATCAAAAGCATCTGCAACCGTTCCATCAATCCCAGCAACTTCAGTACCCATTACAGCTGCATCCCATGCAGTATTTGCCATAGTGGTTGTGGTAGCAATCAAGTGCCCGCTTACGCCGGCAATCTTTGCGGTAATAACCTGAGTGGTATTGGTATTTGTTCCTGCTGTTACAAGAGCATTTACCACGGTTCCAGTTGAATAATTAGTTCCCACTGTTGCCCCTGCATTAATAGCAAGTTTCAGGTTGTCCAAAGCAGCTGCCACAGTTCCACCATAAAGGATCTGGTCAATAATAGCATCAGCCCCTGCTGTTTCTGAAAGTTCAACAACAAAAGTATATACTCTGGTTCCAATCGTAATAGTTGCAGCTGCTGTTGCAACTCCAGCTGTTGAATCACCTGTTCCACCGCCTAATGTAGTATCAGCCCAAGAAAGGTGATCAGAATCTTCAGTTGTCACAATATCATTTGCAGCTGTTCCTGGAAGCCTTGCGGTAATGGTCTGTACGGTATCGGTATTTGTAAATGCAACAACATCAGGATGCGCCAAAGTACCAGCAAAGTATTCTGTTCCTGCTGTTCCAGAAGCATTGATTGCAGCCTTAAGGTTATCAAGGGTTGCTGCTGCGGTTGCTTCAATCTGTACATCATAAGCAGCTGCCATTGTATCCTTGAAACGGTAAACAGTTGTTCCAATAGTAACTATTTTCCCATCAACGGGAATTGTTGCATCACTTGTCAGCTTAGTCGTTGCATGAGATCCAGGAACAAAAGCCCCGGAAGAAGTAACTTTTGCTGCAGCTGCAACAGCATTTACCGGAGTAATTGCAGCATCAAATTTAAGCCTTTTGACTTTAATTGCATCAACAGTTTCTTCACCTCTCCAAACTTTCCCCAGGGAATAACTTTCTTCTTTACGTAATTTTCCCATAATATTCTCCTATGGATAAAAAGCCCCGGTTAGGGGGCTGTATAATTTGATTAGATTCTAGTTAGTCCACATCCCGACAAAACCACAATTCTTTTTCTCATAAACTCTGTCCCAGTTTGCAGCCATTTTGATTTCCAGGTAAGTAGGAGTCTGATCAGCAACAGATCCAGCAATCCACTTAAAGCCCTGAGGGTGCAGAGTATTTTGTACTCTGGTTATCAGGATATCAGTTGATTTAGTTCCTTGCCGTTCGATCTCAACCGGGGTGATATTATTATCAGAATCACCGTATGCAAAAGCTCCAGCTTTAGCCAATACGGTGAGATACCGGTATCCGGAAGTTGTTCCGGCAACTTTTGGCATATCATCAGATACGATAATAGCAAGCCCCATGTAAGTGGGGAACATGATATTTCCATCTTTATCTTCTTTGAAATCAATCAACTGCTGTTTCCGGAGATCTGCATATTTTTCAGAGTGCATGAACACGATGCTGAAATCTGACTTATCACCGAGCAGGAAGAAGGTATCAATGAACTCTGATGCGGAGATATAATTTGCTGAAGTTGCATTATCTCCGTCTTCAGTTGAAATATCATTCACCAGGTCGTGAGTGTCAGCAGCAACATTATTTGCCAGAACTCCGAGGATCATCGCAACAACAATCTTTTGGTTCCAGTTATCCCAATATTCTCCAACCTGTTCCTGTACCCTATCAGTAGGATTGTCACCGGCAAGGGCTGCAGCAAGTTCCTGGTGCCCCCAGGCTTTCCCCCACATCAATCTTACTGCGGTCATTTGTGCAGCAGTTTTGCTATTTACGGTTAAGTCCGTATCTGTCTGGATGGATTCCGGATCTCCAGAAAGTGCTTTCCAGAATGGGAAGTCAAAATTCTTTCCACCACCGCCGACAAGGCGCATGAGTTCGGGGCTTATGACAACAAGCCCGGATGTGAAAATTATAGAATTAGTGGTTAAAGCTTCCTGCATATATTGTGCGAATATTTCAGGGATTACCACATCACTTACTTTAGTTACAGCCATAGTATACTCCTATCGTTTATTTCTCATAAGAGTTTGATACATTGCTGGATCTAACTCTTTGAATTTTTCAGGGTTATCTCTGTAGAGATTTGTCTTTTCTGACGGAGTATAGTCCTTGAAAGCTTTTTCAGCAGGTGGAGGTGTTCGGAGGTCTGTAACCCCCAACGGTCTCACATTCGCCATCCGCTTCTTAACTTCAGCTTCTACTGCATCAGCAATCTTTTTAACGTTGTCAGCCTCAAGTTTAGTGCTCATATTTGTAAGCAAATCCGGGAGAGAATCAATATCTGATTTCAATAAGTTCCTAGTAACTTCTTTCAAGTTCTCAGGTACTTTTGCAACAGCAGCATCAACTTTTTTCCGGAATTCTGAATCCTTATCATTTTTGTCCAGCCTCTCCTGTAATTCCCTGATAGTTTTTTGCTCCGGGGTTTCGTTCGGTTTGGCTTTCTTGACAATCTCTGCTTCAATCTGCTTGAATTCATCTGATGTCTTAAAATTTGTTTTATACTTATTGATTCGTTCTTCACTCTGACTGTTTGCATAACTATCAAGATGAGATTTCAGGAGCGGAACTGTTTCAATAAAAGCTTTAGCTTCATCAGCAGTCTTAATTGCAGTAATTGGATTCAGGGTTGAGACAAAGGCTTTTACACCATCGACATCTTTGTTTGCTTCAAGATACGTTTTGATCTCTTCAACATTCTCTACAGGCATTTATTTTCTCCTATTTGACTTCCCGTTTCCATCCCAAATTACAAGCCCGTTTTATAACAGTCAAGCTCTTCAGTAATTCCACGGCCGTTTGTAATTAAAGCATACATCTGTTGAGTGGGACTGTCAAGATAACTTATCAAGTAAGTTTATTCCCACCAATATCAAGCCCTTTGTTTTTCATCCAGTTCTCATATGATGTTCCGCCCTCGATAGTTTCCCAAGATCCATCTACCTTTCTGGCTCTCCTGGTATCCGGAGCAAATCCATATGGATCTGAGCGCTTATAGCATCTGCATTGTATATCTTGTTTTGCAATCCCGGATCTCCGGGGAGTTTTGGTTCTCCCGCCTGATGCAAAATGAAAATACCCCTCTGCATCTGGATGAGTTTGATCTAAAAGCCGATGATCCTCTCTGGTAGACATATCAAGAGAAGCATCCCATGTATCAGTTATTTCAACCCCGGCATCAAGGGCAACATCCCGGGCTCGATCATCTCCAATCGAATAAGCCCTGAGCCGTTCAGTTCTAGCTGTCATTACTGCCCGGTTCTTAGCAGTAATGTAAATATCATCAACACCCTTTAATGCTTTTGCTGTTTCCGGGATTCCCTGCCCTGCAGCTTCCGCTGTTGCAATAACATTTCTCACTTTTTTTCTTAATCGTCTTTTTTCTGCAGTAGTTCTTTTACGGAAAGTTTTTCCACCTACTTCTTGGGTAACTGCTGCATTAACTGCCTTTTGGTTTAAAGTCTGGTATCCAAGTGCATACTGATCAGCGCGGCCAATATTAACCCATCTCTCATAAGAGTAGCCGTTATTATAATATGCTTCCCGTAAAGCCTCTTCTGATGAGAGCCTAATTAGATTCCGGGATTGATCAGTGAGCGCGTTAAGTTCTCTAGTGAGATCTGATTCAAGCTTCCTTAGCTGGCTTTTTGTGATATCTGATTTATACCGGGATAGTTTGGATCTTATATTTCTTAGAGATTTATTATAAATAATTATAAGGCGCTTATTTAGTGCCTCTGTTTTTCTTAATGCTTCGTTAAAGGCTCTGGCCTGAGCGCTCTCAAGTGCCATGGATTATTCCTCTTCATCAACTTTAGGCTCTGTAACCCCACCAAACTCTGCAGCTGATTTTTTAGCAAGTTCAGCAAGATACGCATCAACTATTGCCGTTGCAGCTTCTTTATCGAGTCCATAAACCTTAGTTAAAGCATATTCAAGCCCAGCTGATCCGGAAATAGTTTCCAGTTCAAGAGCTTTGGCCTGGTCGTCAACTGGAATGGTTCGCTTGAAGCTAATTTCAGCAGATTTCTGATCCGCATAAATGGATGCAAACTTAGGCTCATTCTGGTTTGCCATATGGATAAGCCTGATCCGGTTAGATAACCATTCGTTGATATAAGCCTGCACCTCAGACGCTTTATTTTCCATGGAGAAGATTCTCCATTTAGCTGCAACTCCGGAGACAGATCCCTTGAAGTTCTCATCATTCGGATTCACTATCTCCATCATATCGTATGATAAGCGCTCAAAGCGGTCAAAGGCTCCAAAGATAAACTCTGCATCCATTTCCTTCACAAGCCATTTGACAAAAGCATCAGGTGAAATACCATCTAAACCGTCTAACACCTTTACTTTTTTAAGTGCTTTGATTCTCTCTGTCTGGCTTCTAAGCTTATTCCCATCTTCATCTTCTGTGGGAACATCGAGGAACCCTGACATTACAAGAATAGCATTTGCAAAGCTTGCAAGCTCATCTGCAACATCTTCTGATATGGTTTTATCTGCCTGGTCAATTATCGGTTTTACATGATCAAAGAAATTAATCTGAGAATCATTTGTTTCCAGTACATTTACCGGTACAAATCCATAAGTTACCCCATTTTCCAAGGTTTCCCGGAACATATGCTCTCCTGATTGCTCCAGATCAAGTGTCATACTGGTAAGGTTGAAGGGAATATTATCATCAAGCTGAGTATATGACTTTTTAACCTGGTTAGTATCTTTGTATCCTTGGCCTGTCTTTGCGGTTGAAGTTGTTGCCCGACACAAAAACACATCAATCCTATCCGGATAATACACATTTACCTGCCCTGATTTATCAGGATTTGCAACATAGTTTATAGCCCAATCCAGCCCGTTTCTCATGGGATCTATATGAATTATCATGCTTTCAGGTTTTACTTTGATAAACATAGGTTCCTTAGTTCCCGGCTCTACAAATAGCACCTCAAAGCCATAAATGAAAGAAAGTGCATCCTTGAGAGTCTGCATGTTATGGACTTCTTCATTGTTGTCTGCAAAGATAGCATCCATGAAGCGTTGAAAAATAAGATCCTCTTTGTTCTCATCCTCTTCGACTAATGCCCTTTTCTCAAGGCTCAATCCTTCGATTGATTTCTTTTTAAACTGATATTGGATATTCCCCGGCTTTGCCATATACCCGGAAAAAATGGAAACACCCTTTTTTGCAATAGGAATGGCAATCTTTGATTGAGAATCTGATTGAGTCTTACCGATTACATTTTTTCCATCTGCATACCTTCGCTGCTCTTTTAAGGTTCTGAGTCTGGCTGCATCCTGGGTAATATATGATTTGATTTGCTCCGGTGAAAGATAGGAAATACTTGATATATCATATCCTGCTAATTTCATATTATGCTCCTGATTCCGCTCTTGTCTGGATAAATTATAACTCAATGAGTGCTAATCGTCTACCTTTCCTTTTTTTACTCTTTTATCTCTCTGACAAAACCACTTCATTGCATCAATCTCAAGCGCATAAATGGTTGCATCAATGGTATGATCATTCCCATCTTCAGGAATATTCTGGATCACTCCACGGGAATCAATCTGCCATTTCCATTTAGGAAACTCACGTGACGCAGTAGGGCAATTTGTTTTGTGAATGTAGATATTATCAAAATGCTTAAGGTAATCGATCATAGAGTTTTTATAGGCTCCAGCTTTTCTCTGCCTCCGGGAATTCATAACATTCTTCCTGGCTCCCATAATGGGAACGTGGAGCACAGTGATAAGTTTCCGGATAAGGTCAGGCCGGGAAGAGTCTCCCACCCTCCTGGATGCTTTCCGGATCAACTCGCGGTTATCTCTCATCTGCTCGATATAGGGATCTATATTCCCGGTAAAATTCATGAGTTCATGCGGGATATACAGATCATTCCCGTCAACATAAACCCAAGTATTTGCATAGGGATCCGCTCCGCCGTTGCTAAAGTCCAGCCCCATTCTCCAGGATACTGATTCATCAGGATCAAAATCACATACATGAATATTCCTTAGAATCGTTGCTTCTGTAATCTCCAAAAACTTACCCTCCCAAATCCATTCATATTCATCCTTTGAGAGATGCTTTCTATCAAATTCCATGAGCGCCCGGAGTTCATCCGTGAAATAGGGATTATCTCTGAAACTGATCCGCTTCACTATGGACCCAGGGAAAGCTTTCATAATATCACCTGCAGTATCAACACCATCTTTCTCAATGAATCGCTGACTCGTGGGGTCTTCACGCTCAAAAGGGTTAAATATGATCCATATCTGGCTCCCAGGCTTTCTGATTGTGGGAAGGATTATCTTCCAGCTCTTTTCTGATACATCCTGTGCCTCTTCAATAAACATGAAATCTGCATCATCAAAGGATTTGAACGAATTGATATTATGAGCAAGCAAGCCTACAAAATGAAAAGATGATCCGGTTCTTTCGTTCCTGATCTCCTCCCCGGTAATCTCAAACTGCTTATCAAGACCTAGGTTGGAAATCCATTTCTCAATAACTGATTTACTTGAGTCCTTGATAGATGTTTTCGTTTCTCTCGCACAAACCACCTTGATATTCGTATCATTTGCCATTAGCACGATATTTTGAGAGAGTGATTCTGATTTAGCAGCTCCACGGCCTGAGTAATAGCACTTAAAATGCCCTGGATGAAATAGATCCTCAAATACTAACGGGGTTCTAGTAATCCTAAGCCCACCGCCCGGAAACTCTTCATAGGGAATGATCATTTCCAAAGAGAAATCAACCCCCATAGCTTTCGCTTGAGAGCTGATCCATTTGGTTTCCTGAGCCGTTAATGATCTCAATTGCTATTCCTTGAACTGTATTGGATTCATGCTCACACCTTCTTGAAATCTTTCAGGGATGGGGCTTCAAGCTGGTTATCAATGAGCTCATTGATCTTTTCAGATTCATTGAATCGCCTCCCTAACTCCTCGCTCACTCCTGCAGCAATCCGGGCATCAAGCCCCTTAAATTCTTCATCGTGCTTCTTCCGGTTCACTGCTCTCCGCTTTGCTTGAAATCTATCAATGTAATCATTCAGATATTCAACCTTCTTGAGTGCAATTCTATCAAAGAAATTTGGATCACAAGCCCCAAATACAAAGCAGAGAGAAATCTGAGTAAACCAAACATCAACCATTTCTTTTTTAATATTGTCCAGATTATGAGTAGTTCCATCAGTAAGATTAAATCTTGCTAAAGCTGCTGTAAGCTCTCCCATCTCCTCAATTGCTTTAGTTACCTGACTATTGATCCCAAACTCTTCCAGTGCTCTCCTAGCTGCAGTTCTGGCAAGGAATTCAACAGATACATCTTCACCAATCCCCAACTTCTCTGCCAGGTTCTCAATAGGCTCCATATCTTCAGGGATATCAACTTTCTGGTTATCCGGAGTAAGGGATTGAGGCTCCCCGTACATCTCTACTTTTCCCATCTCTCTTTCCTGTTCAGCCATAATTAACCTCTCTTGTTATTTTTCGGAAACATCAGCTCCCTTGAATGGTACAAATCCGGAGATAGCGTTTTTGTTCCCTTCCGGATTATCGTTTCTGACGGTAACATCTGCTTTGTCACTCCAGCCGAGTTGTTTTAACGAAAAGATCGACATGCTCACGTTTAGTTTTCCTGAGAGTCCGCCAATCTCCAACCGGGCTTCTTTTTTGGTCAGTAATCTTTTTACAGCGTCCAAAAACTCAGGGCAATCGTCGTGTTGGTAAAAGAATTGTCGATGATGGCCAAGTTCAAAAGCACACTCCGCGAGTACCGGTATTGCCGATTTATCAACGTATTCATTTATCAATATTGCCACTTCTTTGAGATATTTTTTGGTATATTTTTTAGGTCTGGCCATTTTTATATCCATAATTCTAAGATATTTATGCTCACTCGTAAACAACTTGTGAGCAATCTTTGTTATTATAATATAAAAGTATATTGCTGTTT